CATTTATCCGACGTAGTTTCAAGAATTGGCGAAATGTAGTCGGTGCGGCTATCGCTAAAGCTATTTATCGTGTTCCAGTCTACGTTAACAGACGCCGGGTTAGACAGCGTTATAATGTTAGCGTCTACCCCCAGAATGGTGTAGGTTCCCGACAAGTCTACATTAACAAACCCGTCGGGTACTGAGAAATTACACGTCTTGTTTGCCGTTTCGCCAGACGTAAAGTTAGCGGCTAGTAGGTTCCAATCGCTGTTGGTGTTGTCCGGGTTGTCCAACGTTATAGTATCGGACGTTAGCGCCTGAATAACGTAGGTTCCTGACAGGTCTACAGCGTTGGTCCCGCTGTTATATTCAAAGTATGCGCCGCTAATTTCTACCGTGTCACCAACGGAAAATACCGACGTACTAGTACCGTCAAGCACCACAGTACCCGCACTAGTGAATTTAGCCGAACGATTAACGTCTACACCGCTACCGCTTATAATTGAAGACGTTTCGGCGTTAGTGATTACTAGCGTATCGCCTACTACAAACGTTTCGGTAAAGTCTACTTCCGACGTAGACTTTACGTGTATTTCATCGGGGTACACAAATCGCACGTCGTCAAGTGCGGCGTAGCTATCCGCGTTAGGCGGGCGTAAAACTTGACCATTAACCGAATTAGACCGCACAGCCGCCCGTACAGGTTCGGTAATTTCAAGCCCTACGCGTACTTGCGGTTCGTCGCCAGAATTAGGGGAAGTATACGGGGCGTAGACTTCTACGGACGTTCCCGCAATACTTTGGGCTAGAGTAGTGTCGTCGCGTATGTCACCTTCGCTTACTTGGTATTCACCGCGCCCTACGCACATGTAGGCGTATTCTACTTCTTCGTGATTAACGAAGACATTATAGGGTACGGCGATAAGGTCAGGCGTCGCCCGCACAGTACCGAACACGTCGGGAACGCGCCCGTTAGGTCGCGGCTTATTTTGCCGGTCGGATAGCGCGTTATTCGGGCTTTCTGTTTGTGTGTTACGAAGCGCGCTATTAGGTATTTTAGGTAGAAGTAGAAACGCCGCAGCGGCTACCGCAGCTACCGCAACAACAGCAATAATAATAGTAACCGGGTCGCCGGGGTACACTACAACATATAGTGTACCTTCAAGTTCTTGCAGCCGTTTAATGCCCCATTCGTCAGAAGGGGTAACGTCGCAGCTTTGGGCTACGTGATTATGGTATATTCGGGCCGTATCGGGGAATTTATCGTAACGGGCGGCTAAAAAGGCGCACACGTCGTTTACGTCGTGGCGTTCCCATGTTTCGGGCGCTAGTGCGTCTTCGCCTAGTATGACGGTTACAGACATGCGTAATACCTCAATTTCGTAAATCCACGCGACGCAACGTCAAGCGGTTGGTACTCTACGCCGCGTTCGTGAAGGTGCAGAACCCGGCTCCGGTAGAACATGCCCACATGCGGCACGGTGCGGGGGCGGTGCATAGCGACGATACAGGGGCTACAGGGGCGGTCAAGCGGGGCGAACCCGTGCCGCTGGCCCCAATCGACCGCACGGGCCGCAGGGGGCCGCAGGAAGCCCGCCAGACGGTCGCCTAGGTCTTCCCCGGTCACATGCCGCCACGCGTCAACTAAGAAGTGCGCGCAATTGTACGCTTGCCGGTCGTATCGTTTGGAAAACAGCGGGTCTATACTCACAAGAACCCCCTTAACATAGGGAAGCGGTCTAACGAATAAAGTTCGCCAGTCTTATTGACGTTAAGCGACGGTGCCCGCGCCTCAAAACTAGACCCCTGACGGTTAAAGCTAAACGATTTGACTTCTAGTAGAACCGGGCCAAACAGCGGGGCCGTTAGGTCGTCGGAACGGTACGTACGGTAAATAACTGTGGGCTTGTCGCCGTACCCGTCTGCCCCCGCTACTTCGTCTAGTTCGGTTGGTAACACTTCGCCTAAATCGCCTAGGTCTATCTTAAGGCCAAAGTCTAGATTTTCTCTAAGACCTACGCCGGTAATGCGCAGCGGGTAGTACGTAAAGGAAGCTTGCGCGGCAGTTTCAAGCGTTACAGTTACACCTGCTACGGCGTTGCGAACTACGCGGTATGTTTGCGTAAAATCGGGGTGCGCAATTTCCAGCGTTTCAAGCTGCACTACGCTAGATTTAGACGACAAGAAAAATTCCGCGTAATCCGGCATTATAGCGCCCCCGGCAAATCAACGTTAGCTAGTTGCTCTAGTTGGTTAATAAAATATGGGGCTTGTAGCCCGTATTCTCCGTAAAGCATTACTAGGGCTGTGTCGTAGTCTTCGTCGGGTAGGTCGGGCGATACCTCTAGTTCTGCGTTAACGGTATAAGTTAGCCCCTGTACGCCCGTAAGCCGCATAGAACCGGGCACAAAATGCGCTTGGTGTTCTGTTAGACTTGGTTCGTCCATAAGCAAATCTATAAGAAACGGGGTAGCGCCGTTGTTAGTGGCCGTGCGGTAAAACGCACGCAGATAGCGGTAAACATCAGGGCCGACCGACCATTGAACCGTAACGCGGGACGTTGCCCCCAATACGTCGCGGCGGTAGCGCGAAGCCCCGCCGTCAAGTTGAACCGCGATTACTTCCGTTCCGTCGGTTACGCCGTAGCCTTCTTTTGTCGGCGCTATGGTAAGCTTACTTAATGCCATTTTACCGCCTCCTCTGCGTCGTAGTGTACTGGCCTAGCGCGCGGGAAGTGCGGCTATTCGGGTTGCCCATGTCTGCGGATATTACGCCGGGGGCTTCGTCGCGTACGGCCTTCTTAGCTACATCGCGTGCGATTAGAATAACGTCGGTTTCGCTGATTTGCTTAACGTCGTATTCTTGCGGCGTGCCGTAGTTCTCTACCCGCACGTTCATTCCCGCCGCGCGCGAAGCTTCCGGGGCGCGGTAAGCGCGTGTGGGCACTTCGCCCGAGCGTTGGATACGGTCAAGCGTTCCGACGCCAACGTTACGAACGGTTTGCGCGTTCATAACATATTCGCGCCCGTGTACGACGCCTGCTACGTCATTAACGCCGCCGTTACCCGTATAGCCCCCGGTCTTAAACCCGATGCCCGCTACCGAATTGATAGCCGATATAATGCTAGCGCCTTCCGCAACTACGGTAGCAATAGCCGGAATGTTTGCAGGCCACGGCAAGGCTAGCGCATTAGCTATACCTTGCTGTATCTTAATAATACTATCAGCTATTGCAAACGCCTTAGACGCCGCAAACATTACCTTGTACGCGGCGCTTTGTTCGCCTGCAAAACCTTTAATACTATCGGCAAGACTACCAAACGCCCCCGACATTGTAGTAAGGATAGCCGATTGACTTTCTACCCATGCGTCGCGTGCGTCTGTAGCCGCTTGTCGGTTAATGGCTACGATACGCGCGTTAGCTTCTTCTTCGCTAATAATGCGCGCTTCTAGCGCCATTTGCACGACGTTAAGCCGTTCTTGTTCTGCTATGCGTATTTCATCAAGTGCAGCTTGTTCGGCGTAAGGCGTGCCCACAAGTGACGCGTCTACGTCGCGCAACGATTGAACAAGCGACAGCGACGCTAGGGCTTGGTTATACTGCCCTGCGGTAATCGCACCTTCGGCTAGAAGTTCGTTTAGCGCCGCTGTGTCTTCGATAAATTCGGTAAGCGGCTTACGAATTTCTTGTAGTATTTCTTGCTTGCGCGACATTTCGGCATTGCTGCGGCTACCGGCACCGGCCCCGCCTGCGTTGGCTTCTTCTATTTGTGCCGCAATTCGTTCGCGCGCTATTTGCTGCGCACGGGCGCGGATAGCCCCAAGAGCCGACCCGGCGTAGTCAACCGAAAACGCGTCGCGGTACGCGTCGTTAACCGCCCCGGCTGCGTCGCGGGCTGCACCGCTCAATTCTTGCCGATACTCCGTTACGTCTAGCGCGTCGGCTAGCTTCGTGGCGTAGTCTTGGCTAAGCGCGTTGGTAAAGCTATCTGTGATAGCCGCAGCCATTTGCTCGCCCACAGGTTCGCCCACATTCTGCCGATATTCGCTTAGGTCTATGCTTTCGGGGTTAAGTATATTCGCAAACGGGTTATCCAGCCCGACAAGTTCCGCCGCACTACCGATAAACGTTAGCAGTTCGTCTACTGCGGTTATCACGCCGCGTACACCGCGCTCTACTAAGTCTATAAGCCCATTCATAGCTAAAGCGCCTAAGCGGCGGAACGCAGCAGGCAACAGCCCCCACACAGCTACAAATGCGTCGTAACCGCCTTTGAACAAACCTACGACCGTGTTAATTTGGTTTTTGAACACGGCGATTACGCCGCGCGTTAGTAGCGAAACGCCGTCAAGCAACGCGTTAAACGCGGTCTTCCAACCGGCTTCAAACAGTACCGGAAAATCGGTGCCCCATAGCGCACCGATTGCGTTGTAGGTGCCAACGAACGCGCCGACAATACCGTTAACTACGGTCTTAGTCGCGGTACGTATAAAGTTGTACCCGCGTGTAATCCACGGGGCTATAGCGTTAATCGCAGGCTGCACAAACTCATAGACAGCTTCGCCAATAAGCTGCATAGTTGCGCGGAAAACGTCGCCCATAGTTATACCTACGGTAATCGCGTCGCGCGCGTCTTTGTCTAGCCCCTGTACTTGGCTGCGTAGGTCGTCAAACGCGCTTGCGTCGGTCGCGTCGTTAATGGCTTTGGTCAGGATACCGAACCCTGCGGCCACAGTGCCCACAACGGCGATCACGGGCAGGAAAGGGGCTATCATGGCCCGCGCAGCCGCCGCCAACCCCCGCAGGATGCCGGTAACGCCCGCGCCCGGCCCGAAGACCCCGGCAATCTGCGTGCCTTGCTGTAGAAAGACCGTCATAGGCGATTGACCGGCCTGCAACCCTACAACAACGTCTTGTAGCTGGAACACAAGGTTAGACGTTTGGTGCGCAGCAAGGCCAGACGACGCGGCGTTAGCCCGATTTGCCGCCGTATTGCGGCTTGTCGCGCCCGTCGCCCCTGCCGTCGCCGCAGCTTCTTTGCGCTTAGCCGCAGCAAGACGAAGCGCCGCACTTTCAGCCCGCGCAGACGCCGCCGCAGCTTGCGCCGACGCCGTAGCGGCGCGGTGCTTAGCGGCTTCTTCCCGCGCCTGTTCTGCGGATAGTCGGCTAGTAGCTACCGCTTCTGCGTTGGCCGAAGCTGCGGTACGGTTTTGCGCCTGCGCTAGCCGTTCCGAAGCTATCGCCGCATTTGTCGCCGCGCTTGCCGCCCGTTCGGCTTCGGCTGTAGCGCGGGCTTCTGCGGCGGCGGTCTTAGCTTTTTCCGCTGCAAGTCGCTGCGAAGCCTGCGCCGCGCGGGTTTCCGCCTCTACTGCCCGGCTAAGCGCCGCTTCTGTTGCAAGCGACGCTTGCGCGGCCCGCTCCTGCGCAGCGTTAGCCGAAGACACGGCGGATTGCAGCCGGGCCGCAGACGTAGCCGCCGCGTTTTCCGCAGACACGGCGCGGTTAAGCGCAGCTTCCGCACGCATAGCAGCCGCCGCCGTGCGTTCGCGTTCGGTTGCTAAACGTTGTTCGTTTACCGCAGCACGGGCCGCAACGTCAATGCTACGCGCGCGGGCGCTTTCTAGGCGCGCAGCCGCCGACATTTCTTTAGCCTGCGCGTTCGCCAAACGTGACGACGCGGTAGCTAGCTTTTCTAGCGGCGCAGCATTGACAGAAGCTAGGCTAGCTTTTAGCCTGTCTATGGCGCTATCTGCGGCTATGGCTTCCGACGCGATTTCGCGTAGTTTACGCGCGGGGGCAGGCGAAACCTTGTCGGTAATCTCAATATCTATACGTTCGTCGGCCACGTCTTAACCCCGCGATTTGCTGCGTTTACGCAGGTAGTCTTTACCGCGTATAACCGCCGTTTCTACGAAATGGCTTCCCTGCGCCGAATACCCTTCGTAGTTCAATTTCCGAATATACGGTGCCAAATTGGAAATGTACACCGTTTCGCCGGGGCGTTTGGCGGCTAGGGCGGCTTTCGCGGCCCTTACGGTTTCAGCCGCAGACGCGGCGTAGGTCGAACCCCGTTCGCCGGGGTAGAACGGCCCGCGCCCTGTGGGCACGGGCGCGCCTAAGCCTATCTGCCAGTTAGACAGCGCGTTAGTTGTGTCTACGGGGGTATCGTACGCTAAGGCACTAATAACGACTAGGGCCGTGTCTGCGGCGGCACGGCTTCCCCTTTCGTTTAGTTTGTCGGCTCCGGCGTTAAGCCGCGCGGCTAGCCCTTTAAGCGTTCCCATTACTTGCCCCGTTTCCTACGTTCTGCCAATCTGCGCAAAAACGCGTTATCGGCTTCGCGGGTAAAGTAAAGCAAGTCTTCTAGTTCGTCTTTACCTAGCCCGTGATATTCGCCGTACCTTACAATCTTAGACCACGGGATAGGCTCTAATTCGCTTAGGCTTCTTTCGGTGTCTAGGTCGTAAAATGCGTCAAGGAAGAAGCGAAGACCCGGCGCAATCTGCGGCTTATCCTTGATACGGTCGGGGGTCGCGCCCCCGAACCGCTTGATTTGTTTAAGTATGGCACTTTCTACAGACGGTTGCGCGTCGGCGTCGTATAGAAGTACCGTTAATAGTTTTTTGCTTCGGCTTCAAGCTGCGCCTTACGGTACGCCGAAGCCATGCCGGATTTGCGGGCAAGGTCTTTGTACAGGTCCGACCAATCCGGGTCGCTAAAGATAGCCTTAGCGTTGTCGCGGCTGTACGGCAAAGCTACGCCGTCGTCGTTGGGCTGGAAGTTGCGCCATTCCAGCAAAAGCGACGATGTAAACACGTCAAGTTCTACGGCTTCGGCCTGTTCTTCCGACAGCGACGAAAAGTCGGCTACGCCTTCTTCGGTAGTGTGTTCCTTGGTAAACTCGCGCATAGCGCGGCTATACGCCTTGTTCTGCGAGGTCTTGCGGGCAAGACGAAAGCCCGGTACGGTGCCGTCTTCGTTGGGCACGTCTTCGTAGTCGAACCAAACGCCTTCGTTAGCGGCGGTCGTGTCGGTCTTAAACTTTTTGGCTAGTGACATGGTGTAACCCTTGTGTTGTGCGCGGGGCCGAAGTGCCCGGCCCCGCTACATTAGCCTTAGACCGTCGGCATTGCAATAGACGGCAGATACGCAAACGACGTGTACGACATGGTGTAGCCGTTTTCGTTTTCTGCGCCGTTGTTCTCAATCGGTACGGTAATCGGGTTGTCTTTTTCGACGCTAACCCGACCGCCGCCGACGCCTAGTAGGGGCACGTCGTACACAAGCCCTTGATTGCCTTGCGCTAGGATAGCGTTAAAGCCTACGTCGGCGTTGTTGCGGATAGCCTTAACGCTTTCGACAGTCGTAAAGTAGGCCGTGACCGAACCGCCGACCACGAAGTTACCTACGTTAACGTCAATGCCGCCAAGGTTGCCCACAGCCTTAACCGCTGTCGCGTTGTTGTTGATGGTAAACGATGCGTCGGACACGTAAGCGAACAAGTCGGTAGGCGTAAGCGTGGTCGCGTCTAGCAACGACATTTTTAGGCGGAATACCGACGACGACGTATTGTACACGCGTTGTTTGGGCATACCGACGTGTGCCCCCGGCTTGACGCCTTCGGCCCCGGTGCGTTGTTCGTTGTCAAGTGCGACGTAGCCAAAGTCGGCGGTGTGCTTGTCGGTAAGCGGCACAGTTAGGGTAAGTTCGTTCTTAACCGCGCTAATCAGGTATTCCGATTGTACGCCGTCGTCGTCGCTACCTAGCGTGCGCTCTACCTGATACGTACGCGTTTTGATAAGCGCCGGGTCTTTTTCGTTGCGAATGTACGTACCGGCGAACACGCGCACAGTTTTGCCGGTGCCTGCGTCGCTAGCAAGCGTACCAATCCAAGCAACTTCGTCAAGTGTAACGACGCCGTTAGTTTTTGACTTAACGCGCCCGTAACCGTGGCCGGTGTCGAACCGGGTAGCCAAGGTGTCGCCCCCGATAAACAGCCATTCCCCAACTTCAATGTTAAGGTTAAGCCAATCTGTGTCGCCGCTTGTAAGGGTAGCTACGCCGCCCGCTACGTTAAGCGAAAGGTCGCCGCTAGCGAACTCAAACCCGACTTGCTGTAGCCGCGCGGCAGCGGGCGGGGCGGCTTCGGCAACCGTAGGAATGTCGGTAGTCACCGACCCGGGAGCCGACGCCGAAACCTTGCCTAGCCCGTTGTTAACCGGCGTGCTGAAACCCGAAGCGAACACTAGCGCCCCCGCGACGAACACCGACAAGCCCGACGCCGCGCTGTAGCCGCCCGCGCCGTCTACGCCGGTAAGCGCGATAGCCGTACCATTAAGCGGCGCGGTGTCTACCTTTTCGTAAGCGTCTGCAAAGAAAAAGCCTTGCATATCACGGGTAAGCCCGTTGTTCATGTCGATATTGTAGCCGCCCGACGCGTCAAGGTCGGTAATCGTGCCGCGTTGATTTTGGCGGCTAGGGCTAATCGGGTCGGCGGCTACGGTCGAAACTTCGCCCCCAAGCTCCGAATAGCTATTTACTGCGCGGTCATACCACACAGGCGACCCCGGCAAAACGCGCGGGGTGCTTTCTTCTGCAACAGCTACGCCGGTAACGTTGCTGTTGACTGTTTTGCCAGTAGCGCCCATTTCCTTAACTCCTAGGTTAGACGGTTTCTCTAAATTCGTAGGTAGCTTGCACGTCTACCTTGTACCAACGTTCGTCGGGGTCGCGTTCCCTGCGCGTGATTTCCCTATACCACACTTCGCCGCCTGCGCGCCGGTACGCGTTGGTTACTAGCGTAGCCAACTTTCGCAGATAGCCTATACTTGCGTCGTCGTCTTTCGGCCCGTATATACGAATAACCAATAGCCCGACGCTTTCGTAGTCATGCGTTCCCGGCCCTTCGGGCGTGCCTAGCGTCGCTTGGTCTTCTACCGCGTTTCGCACGTAGAAGCTAGCGTAAACCTTGTCTAGCGGGGCTGCGTTTGCGTTCGCTACGCCTTCCCGGCGCACTTCGGGCACGTAGCCAACTACCGCAGCCGCACCGCTAGACCAAGCTGCGGTAAACGTGGCGTACATTGCGTCTAGGGCTTCTTCGTATGTCATGTCGCCCCCTGTGCCGCAAACTTGATTGTGTAAAGTATGGGCGTACCGTCGGGCGCAAACGGTATAACCCGCTTAACGGCCCGTAGCATTGTTTCGCCGTCTGCGGCGTACACTCGCCCGCGCGTTGTGGGCAAGAACCCTACGGCGGGCATTAGGCCGTAGTCGTCGCCTATGTTAATGTCGGTGCCAGTAAGTGCAGCAAGAAACGCGGCGTTACCGCCTTCGGGGAAAAACACAATACTTACCGGATTGTCTACGCCGGGCGCAGACATTTCGCGCCAAAGACACGCGCGGCCTTTGGCGGTTATCGTGCGCTTAGCCCGCGCTATTTGCCGGTCGTATTTTCCCATGTCATACCCGCAGCGTCGTAAAACTAGCGCCCTGCCCACACTGTAACAGGGGCTTAAGAATGCCGTGCACAGCGGGCATTGACGGGGCCACACCTGCGCCGCCGCCTAGCTTTTCGCTGTACTTTGTCGTCATTGGCCCCGTAGTGTCTTCGATAATAAAGCCGTCGGTGCGCGCCGGGGCTAGGTCTACGCCTGCGCTTTGCTCTACGCATAGCTGCGCTTGCGCGTTCGCCAACCGGGCCAACGCTTGCGCGTCGGTTAGTCGGCACAAGTAGCCGCTTTCGGTCGGAAACGACAGCGACAGCAAACCTAGCCCCTTGCTTTCTAGGTAGTCCATAGCCTTGTAGAGTAGCGGCGACAGGGCCGCGTCGTCTTCCGACAGGGTAACGCCCCGGTCGGCTGCGTACGTGCGCGCGTCGGCCAACGACACAAACGAATTTGCGCCGCTAACCCCTGTGCCGTCTTCTACTACAATAGCCATTATCTACCCTTACGCGTTAGGCTTCCACGCCGCAGCCGCCTTAGCTTTGGCCTCGGCTTCGTCTTTTGCTTTCTTCGCCGCTTCGTCGGTCTTCTTCTTTTTCTTGTACGCCTCTACCGCGTCTTTGACGCCGGGGTAGGCTTTCTTGTACCGGGCGGGTGCAGCGCCCGCAACCGCGTCGCACGCCTCTAGCGCGCCAACGTCGGAAACAAGGTGCGCGTTACGAAACGACACAAGGCACGGGGCTAGTTCTTCTGCCGCTAGTTGGTCGTCAAGGGTAGGCACCGTACCTTTGATAAAGTACAGCACGCGCGGCGGGCGAGTAAAATTCGGGGCCATGTTTTCAACTCCTAGGCTAATAGAAAGGGCGGCGACTTGCACAGACGCCGCCCTACGTTAACGCGTGTTCGTCGCACGCTTACTGCGTGTCAACAATGACCCCGGCAAGGTCTTTGTCCGACGTGGCGTATTGGTCCCAATTGGTCGCCGTGGCAAGGGCCGCGTCGGTCGGGGATTTGCCGCCGTTGGTCTTGTCCCATGCGAAGCCCTTGACGCCAAGGTTATACGACCATTCGGCTTGGTAGGTGCGAATAATATTTTCGTCGCCGTTTTTGGTTTCGTAGTTGTCGTCAAAGTCGTCGTTTTGGTCAACGGTAATAGCGCCTCCGACAAGCCCTAGGCTGTGGTAGGTATCGGGCGTACCCGAAGTCAGCAGCGCCGGGCTATCCGTAATGATAAACAAGTTACCGAACGGATCGGTAACAACGTTGACCGTGCCGTAATTAAACAGCCGTTCGGCGTTGTTGATAGCGTTGCCGTAGAAGTCGGTAACGGGCTTGCTGTGCATGAACCACGCGGCCACGTCGCTACGGCGGTCGCCAAACTTGCCTAGGCCGGTATTCAGAAGCGAAGCGGTCATAGTGCCCGACGTGCCGTCGTGAATTACCGCCGAAACTTGCGACAGCGCAGCGTACCCGCCCATAAGGCCGGTATTCAGCATGTCGGCCAGCATGTCGCGCGCAAGCTGTTGACCAAGCGCCGCCCCGGCTTCTTCGGGGTTAAGCTGTATCCAACGGAATTGGCCGGGATCAAGGCGAACCGGGGGCGTACCGCCCGCGACCTTAACCATAGTATCGGTAAGGTGCTGCATAGTCTTTTCAGACACAGCGCCCGAACCGTAGGCGTTCCGACGGCGCACAAGCCCCGAAACTTTGCCCCAAAACGCCGTATCGCTGTAATCGCCTTGGTGTGCCTGCGTAGACAGCACCATAGTATTACGCGAAGCGGTGTTGAACAGTTCAATTTGCTGCGCAATAACTTCGGTCATTGCGCTGTAGGTGTATTCGCTGAATACAGCAAGGTCAGATAGTGCCACGGTATTAACTCCTAGTCTGCGTCGGCTTCTTTGGCGGCTTTAATCTGCGCAGCTAGGTCTTTGGCGGGCATAGAGGCTAGCGGTGCAGGCTTATCGCCGGGGTTCTGCGGGGCACCGCCAATCCGCGTTTTCTGGCCTTTATCCGGGGCACCGCCGCCGCTGGCCTTACTCGCCCTAATAATAGAGGCAAAATCTTTGTTGTCAACGAACTCTTTTTTAAGTTCGTCAACGGATAGCGCCGAAGGCTTACCGTCGGCCCCTAGCACCTTCGTAGCGGGCGCGTCGCCTTCAAAGTCGGCGGTAAGCCGCGCCTTGATGTGGGGAAGGATAAGCGCGGGCGACGTGCTGATTTCCGACGCGATTTGGTGCGCGACGTTATCGACCAACGACGTTTTAATAAACCCGTCTTTGGTATCAAGCTTCGCCTTAAGTTCGCCCGTGTCTTTGTCGTACTTTTCCTTCCACGAATTTTCAAGGGCTTCAATATCGCCGCGCTTGCGCGCGTCGTTACCGTCGATTTCCGCTAGCTTTGTTTCAGCTTCGCGCGCTTTGCGTTCGGCTTCCTTGCGCGCCTGTACTTCGCGGTCTTTAGCCCGGCGTAGTGCGCCTACGTCTTCGCCGCCTTCGTCGCCGTCAAGGTCAAGCACAAATTCGCCGTCTTTTTCGACGTATTCGGCTTGAATGTCGGCGGGCAGTTTGTCGAATGCGTCTTTCTTAATTTTCCGCTTAAGTGCCATTTGGGAACTTCCCTTTTGCTGTAGGGGCACCGCCCCCGTTGGTTACGACAGGATATTGCGAAGCTTATTCAAGAACTGCGAAAGCGTCAAGCTTCGACGGGGCCGAAATGGCCCCAAATCGACGGCGGTTAGGCGACCGCTACGAAGACCGCCCCCAACCCGGTTGCCTACCACGTCGCCAACGAAGGCGCGGGGCTGTTGCATTAGCCATGCGTGGTAGGTCAATTGCTGAAAGGTCTTACCTTGCTTCACGGGCACCGTCGTTGACCGGCAACGGTAGTGCGCGGGCGGTATCGGCCCTTTGCGGTAGCGATACACGTTGCCGTCACGCGAACGGCAAATTGCGGTCGTAGCCAAGTCGATTACGGAAACCCATTCGTAAAGCTTGTAAAACACCGACCCTACGGCTTGGTTGACCAACTGGCCTACGTGTTGAACTACGGTATGAAGCGCGGCGGAACCCGCACGCTTGGCGCGGGCCGCGAACCCGTCACGAAAGCGGCGCTTAGACGTGCCGAAAATGGCGGCTAGCGTTTGGTCAACCGTCCAACCTTCGGCGTAACCCCGCGTAATAAGTTCGCGCACATTTCGCGTCACGAAGCCTAGATACTTGTTG